CACAGAGCCGCCGAAACCGTACAAGAAGAAAAAGTACGAGGACAGCGGTAGAGGCAAAATGTCAGACGGTCAACGCAGGAAGGTTTGGCAGTTGATGTATCAGCTCGAAAAATACGACACAGAACCGACTACGGCTAAGCTCGGTGACAGGCTCTGTGGTATCATCAAAAAAGAGCTGAAAATTGACTGTACATCAAAGCAGCCTTTTAGGTGGCTGACATATAATCAGGGTGTAACCTTGATTGAAAAACTTAAAAAGTACATTGACAGTGCTCAAAGGAGGAAGGCTGGTGAAAATAAATCTTGATGATTTGGTAGGCACTCAAAGGGATATAGCGGAGATAATAGGAATTGAAAGCTATATTAAACTCTGTCAAACATTTGGTGGAGATACAATATATATCCAAAAATACAGCGAGTTACAAAAACTTGAACGCAATGCTGAAATCAAGGCGAAGTACAATGGATACAACAGCAGTCAGCTTGCAAGAGAGTATGATTTATCAGAAAGATATGTGAGAATCATATGCTCAAACGGTAATCTTGACGGTCAGTTAAGTATTTTTGATGATATAGGTTAATGAAGAAAAAATAGGATATTCTTCCTCTACGGGAGTACGGATTTATAAGGTATTATTAAGTTACAGACTTAATGATACCTTATTTTTTGGAGTAATATATTATGAATTTTGCTACAGACACTTGGTGGCTCTTCGGGCTTATTATCTCGGGAGCTATTGCGATAATCAGCTTTTTCTTAAAGCGAACAATTAACGAAGCAGACAGACACGATAAAGAAATCAAAGAGATTCAGCTATCGTATGTGACAAAGAATGAACTTAAAGATGTAAAAACCGATGTCAACAAATCTATCAGCAAGTTGCAAACTGATGTTGAGCAAATCAAGGACACCTGCCTTACAAAAAAGGATTATTACAACTCTATAAACGAGGTTAAGGACGAAATAAAGACACAAAACAAGCTCATTTTGGAGCTTTTAAGAGGAGGTAAAAACAATGACTAACGATGCTGAGGTATATATGCAGAAAATCAAAGCAAGAAACTTCGTGCAGAACAACGGACAGATTTTGAGAACTATTAACATACTTCATGTGAATTATGAAAAACTGTCTGATGTCAAATTTGCAATCAGCAATGTATCAGAACATGACTTCCTGTCATCTGTTAATTACCTCTTTCTGTCGGAGTACATCTTGCTCCGTCATATCAAAACAAAAGAGCCTGCCGACATCGCAGATGTGCCGTATGAAGAACTTGAGGCAAAACTCTCATCAAAGGGCATTAAGCTCCTCGAAGGCTCCGTCACCGATAACTCGGTTGAGGTTTAGCTATGGGCAGAAACAACCGCAGAGCTTGCGGAAAAATCGACAAACTGCCCTCTGACCTCAAAGACACCGTAGATCAGATGCTTGTAAGCGGACAGACATACCGTGAAATTGTGTCATACCTTGCTGATAACGGCGAACAGTTGTCGCAGGCGGCGGTCAGCCGTTACGCATCACGCTTTTTAGCTAACGCTCAACAGCTCAGAATTGCACAGGAAAATTTTCGTATGATTTTAACCGAAACTGAGCGTTATCCTGAAATTGACCCTGCAGAGGCTATTTTGAGAATGGCATCACAAAAGGTTTTTGATGCCATTTCAAAACTTGACGAAGGACAATTCGATGAAGTGTCTGCCGAAGACCTTTTAAGACAGGCTACTGCCCTTGCGAGAGCAGTAACATACAAGCGTAAGACCGACACGGATGTCAAGTCAGACAAGCAGATTGCCCTCGAAGAAAATCAGAGCCTGCTTTATGACACTATCAAAAAGAGTAATCCACGGCTCTACAACGAGCTTATGGACGAAATCAACAAGCTCAAAGCAAAGGAGCAAGGATGATGAACATCAAGTGGTATGTGCTTTATGTAAACACAGGACAAGAACACGCTGTTGCCGAACAGCTCCGACATCGTGGTTATGATGCCATTGTGCCGATTGAAAACAAACTGATACGCTCAAAAGGCAAGTGGATAACCCAACCGCATATACTTTTTGACGGCTATGTATTTGTCCGTATGGACTATGAGTGGTCAAAGTATTATGTATTCAAAGGTATTCCACACATTATCAGATTACTCGGCGGCGGTACAAGTCCTATCCCTTTAACCGACAAAGAGTCTGAATTTATTCTGACTTTAAGCGAACTTTTGAAAACTCCCTCGGTACTTAAATTCACTGGTGAAGGTTACGAAACTGTCAGCGGATTTTTGGCTGAGAATAAAGATAAAATTGTGAAAGTACAGAAACGATACAAGAAAGCAACGATCAAAATTACCCTTGCAGGTGAGCCGACTGAGCTTACAGTATCGTTTACCGAACAAATGCCCGAACAGACAGCGGATTGATTCGTCTCTGCTTGATGTGACACGGCTGACATACAGCAAAGCTACCGATAACCTCAAGTTAGCGGATGGCGGAGCTATACCCAAGTTAAAAACAGCGGTTTGCCCATGGAACAATCCCTCCTAAATCGTGATAACGGCTGACATTAAAATTTAACGCAAACCGCTGTTTTTATATATATTAAAATGCTTTTAAACACCTTTTAACGGGTGTTTATTTTTATGCAAAAAAGAAAGAAGGTGCAAAATGAATAAGCTGTCAAAACTTGAACAACTGCTCAAGGATACAAACACAAAGCAGGAATTTAATATTGTTGAAGATTTAAAATCACTTGCTCTATCCTATGGAGTTGTAAAATCAAGGGAATTTCGCAAAAAATTAAATGCTCTTATTACAAAATACGAGAATGACGAACTGACGGCAATTCGGCAGGCACTGATTAAAAAATGTCAGAACGGCGACACACAGGCTATTAAGCTGTATGCGGATTACTTCAAGCCCGAAACAGTAGAAACCGTTGATGACGGATTGATTGAGGCACTCGAAGGTGCAGGCAAGGAGGCTTTTAAAGATGAAATTTAAGCCTTTTTCGAGAAAGCAGCTAAAAGTACTTAGCTGGTGGAAAGTTGACGGGATAAAGGATAAATATGATGCGATAATTGCAGACGGATCTGTCCGTTCGGGCAAAACTGTTAGTATGAGCATATCTTTTATTTTTTGGGCAATGGCAACATTTGCCGACTGTAACTTTGCTATATGCGGTAAAACCGTAGGCTCTTGCAGGCGAAATGTTATTAAGCCTCTTATCAATATGCTCAAACACCGTTACGATATCAAGGATAAGAGGTCGGAAAATTTGCTGATAATCAGCAAAGACGGCAAATCTAACACATTTTACATTTTCGGCGGTAAAGACGAAAGCTCACAGGACTTAATTCAGGGCGTTACGCTTGCAGGTGTCCTCTTCGATGAGGTTGCTCTGATGCCGAGGTCATTTGTTGAGCAGGCTCTTGCCCGTTGCTCTGTTGAGGGTGCAAGGTTTTGGTTCAACTGCAACCCCGATAACCCTAACCATTGGTTTTATCGTGAGTGGGTTTTAAAGGCTTCTGAAAAGCACGCTTTAAGGCTCAAGTTTTTAATGGACGATAACCTATCATTATCCGATAAGGTGAAACAGCGGTATTACAGTCTTTACCAAGGCACATTTTACCGCCGCTTTATCCTTGGTGAGTGGGTTATTGCCGAAGGTCTTGTTTACCAAGATTACAATGACCATATTAAGGATAAGTTGTGGAACGGCAATCCCGATGAGCTTGTCGGACGGTGGTATATTTCAATGGACTACGGCACAATTAACCCTTGCTCTATGGGGCTGTGGTGCGTGACCGATAACGAGGCTATTAGAGTGGATGAATACTACTACAACAGTCGCAAAGAAGGCTATCAACGCACCGATGAAGAGCATTATGCAGAGCTTGAAAAGCTCGCAGGTGACCGATATATAGAGCGTGTGATAATTGACCCGTCCGCCGCATCATTTAAAGCTACAATCAAAAGACACGACAAGTTTTTTGTTAAGTCAGCAAAAAACGATGTTATAAACGGCATCCGAACCACGAGCCAAATGCTGACCGACGGCAGAATTAAAATCGGCGTTAAGTGCAAGGCATCACAAGAGGAGTTTGGAATGTACCGTTGGGATGATAAAGCCGAGGTTGACAAAGTGGTTAAGGAAAATGACCACGCAATGGACGATATACGCTATTTTGCTTATACAGTCCTAAAGCGTGAGTTTAAATACAAATAATAAGGAGGTGAGCAGTTGAAAAGGCGTGCTAAATATGTGTTTTTAAGTTGGTTAAGGAGTATTGTAAACAAGCTTGACCCCGAAAACGCTACAAACAATTACCAGTATGACAATATGGAAGAGGCTATGGAAGTATGGCTTGAAATATATGCCGATGAGCCGTCTTGGAGCAAAGATTGCCACAACAAGACACTTAACCTCGGTGCAACGATAGCGTCCGAATTTGCACGGTTAATTATGATTGAATTTGAGAGCGAAATAACGGGTTCAGAGCGTGCGGATTATTTACAAGAACAGTACGAAAGATTGCTTGAACAGCTCAGAGTAAGGCTTGAGGCAGGTTGTGCGGTCGGCGGCATAATGTTTAAACCGTATGTTCGTAATGGTGTAATCCTCCCCGATTGCATCACGCAGGACAAGTTTATCCCTCTTAATTACAGCAACGGCATAATAACCGCTGCCGTGTTTTTTAATCAAGAGGTCAAAGGCAAGAACTATTACACAAGAGTTGAAAAGCAGACTTACAGCTACGAAAACAAATCACACACAATTGAAAGTCACTTTTTTGTTTCATCCACTCCCGACAACATCGGGGCGGAAATAAATCCTGAAAATCTTGACAGCGATATGTGGTCGAGAATAGACCCATACATAGTTATCAATGATGTTGACCGTCCTTTGTTTGCTTTTTGGTCTGTACCTTTCGCAAACCATATTGAAAGCGACAGTCCTCTCGGTGTGTCGGTTTACAGCCGAGCTGTTAAGCTGCTTAATGAAGCTGACTTGCAATGGGATAGATACTTATGGGAATTTGAGGGTGGTGAACTTGCTGTTGATGCCGGCGAAGAAGTCCTTCGACAGCGACCGGGCGAAGATACGCTCGGAACACCGTCAACCCGTGATAGATTGTTTCGCAAATTTAACATTGATGCAGACGATAACAAAGATAAGTCTTTTTATGAAGTTTTTAACCCGACTTTGCGTGATGATAACTACTCAAATGGACTAAACGAAATAAAAAGACAGATTGAGTTTAACAGCTCCCTTGCTTACGGCACATTGTCAAACCCACAAAATGTAGATAAGACAGCGGAAGAAATCAAAGCATCAAAACAGCGTAGCTATACAGCTGTGTCTGATATGCAGCACTCGCTTGAGGCTGTACTTGAGGACTACATATATGCGTGCAATGCTATGGCTGATGCCTGTAATCTTGCTCCAAGCGGAGAGTACGAAGTTAGCTTTAATTGGGGCGACGGCGTGCTTGAAGATAAGGACAAAGAGCAGGCTATACAGCTCAATGAGGTCAACAGCGGTATCCGCAAAAAGACCGACTACCTCAAATGGCGGTATGGAGTTGATGATAAACAGGCGGCAGAAATGTTACCCGAAAGCGGTGTACAAACTTTTTTTGATGAAGGTGGTGGCTCTTAATGCTCACCCCTGAACAGCTTGCTCATTGTGCTGATGATATCATCAACCTATATTCACAGCTTGAAGAGGAGATTGTCCGTGACATTGCTCGCAGAATTGCAAAAACAAGAACAATGACCGACACAGGTATATGGCAAGCTCAGCATATGCAGGAGCTTGGTACTCTGCACTCTGATGTGTTGTCAAGTGTTGCAAAATACAGCGACAGGACAGAATCAGAGTTAAAAAAACTCTTTGAAGATGCAGGTGTGACCGCTACGGAGTATGACAACGAGATTTACCGACAAAACGGCTTAAATCCAAAGTCACTCAAGGTGTCTGATGTGCAAATGCAGTTACTTGAGGCAGGCTTTAAGAAAACGCAGGACAATCTTAGCAATCTTACTCTGACCACAGCTGTGTCATCGCAAACGAGCTTTATCAATGCTTGCAGTCTTGCTGAGTTAAAAGCATCAAGCGGTGCGTTTACTCCGCAACAGGCAATTGCCGATGCAATTAAACAGGTAGCTCAAGACGGAGCGTTTGTAATCTATCCCTCCGGTCATCGTGACCGACTTGATGTTGCTGTACGGCGTAATGTTATGACCGGTATAGGTCAAACCACAGGTCAGATATGCCTATCAAATGCACAAGAGCTGGGCTGTGACCTTATGGAAATTACTGCCCACGCAGGTGCTCGACCGAGCCACTCGGCTTGGCAGGGACAGATTGTAAGCCTGAGCGGTCAAAGAGGTTACTTGTCCTTATCTGATATTGGTTACGGCACAGGTGACGGATTCAAAGGATATAACTGCCGACACGATTGGTATCCGTACTTTGAGGGTTCGTCCCGAATGTATTCGGATAAAGACCTTGAAGAACTGAACGCTAAAAATATTGAATATCCTGACGGCTCAATGCACACGCTATACGAGGCAGAACAACAGCAAAGAGCTTTTGAACGCAAAATCAGGGCAACCAAAAGAATACTTGCCGCTTGTGATGAGGCTTTGAATAACCTCTCTGATGAAGAGCTGTTACAAAAGTTAGAAAAAAATTTCAGTCATTATTCCGTTAAGATGAAACGGCAGGAATCAGAACTGAATAGCTTTTGTAATAAGACGGGATTACTCAAAGATAATTCACGCTCTCAGGCTTACGGATTTAGCAGAAGTACGGCTCAAAAGGCGGTTTCATCTGCCAACAAGCATTATGTGACTTGGAGTAAAGAACATAATATCAATAACATAGAAACACTTGCAGAATATTATAATGTGAAGTATAATGATAGCGAAAGATATGCTATTTTGAAAAAATATGTTAGTTCTATTGATACAGGTATGTTATCTCCATTAACGGGCTTTGATATATATGAAGAGTACTATAACATTATACAAAACGAACTTATAGGATTAACTGCTTCATCTGGTATAAAAATTAAATCACAAAGTAAGCATTTCCTTGAACGTGTGTTTGGCACTAAAAATGATTCTACGCATGAGAATGAATCAAGAAGTGGAGTGCCTTTAGATGATATAAAAGATGCTATACTCAATGGTGAAGTAAAAATTACACATGGTGGTAATAGTGTTTTACATTCAACAGAAAAATGTGGTGTTACTATCAATCCATATACTGGTAAATTGATACAGGCGAATCCAAAGTAGGTGATTATATGATTTTTACGCTGCCTAAAAAGGACTTTAATTTTTTAGAGGATAAAATCCCTCTTGCTTACAAGTTGGTAACAATAAAAGAAGAGAAAAACAATATTATTTATTTTGATGTGAAAGAAATTAGCAATTTTCAGGATGAAATCACCATGGAGATTGTTGATAGCGGTATGGATGATGAGGATACTGTTAACAAGTTAGGAAAAAGAATGTATCAGATTTATGACAATCTACTTTATCAAAAACGCAATAATGTTTAAAGTGTTTATTTGCCTTGTATCAGCTTTTGTTGCTAAAAGGTAAAAGTTACATAGTCGATTTGATTAAAACAGAATTAAACGAATTTAAAAGGGTATTAAAGGGGTGTTTGAAACATCCCTTTTACTTTTACCCTTATTTTTACGATTAGAAGGTGTTTTTATGGCTAAATACAGAAAAAAGCCCATTGTGGTAGAGGCAGAACGCACGGATAAAACAGTTG